GAGGTCCGCGCCGTCCCTACGCCGCCGGAAGGTGATGTCGCCGGAGATCTTCCGTCCGCCCTTGGCGTCCTGGTGCTCGCGGTAGTGCGGCTCGAACCCGCCCGGGCCGACCGCGCCGGCGCCAACGAGCTGGATGATCGGGCCGAACGCGGCCCCGTTGCCGGTGGAGTCGATGGCGCTCTGCACGGCGCTCACGGATCCGTAGCGGGCTTCGAGGAGGGCGAGGGCGCGCATGCTGTAGCGCAGCTGGACGCTGGTGCCGTCGACGAGGTCGACGGTTCCGCCGTCGGCGAGGAGGTCGAGTCCTGCGGTCATGATGGTGGTCCCTTGGTGAGTGCCGGGTTTCGGCCTGCGGATGAAGGGGGGGCCGGGCGGGCGGCGCTGAGCGAGAGACGCGGCCCGCCCGGGGATCACGGGGTGGCAGCCGTCGGGATCGGGATCGCCGTCTCGTTGATGTCGATGTCGATCCACTCGCCGGTGGAGATGAGCGGCACGCAGCGCGCCTCGTTCTCGATCGTGCGGTAGTCCTCCTCAGCCAGACCGAGGCCCGGGAAGGACGACATGACGCACTTCATGAGGGAGAAGTGCACGTCACCGCCGACCAGGTCACCGCCGCCCGTCGGGGTCTTCCCGACCAGCTTGTACGGCAGGGGCTTCGCGCCCCGCTTCAGCGACCACTTCGACTTCTCCGCCGGGGTGGCGCCCGAGTCGGTCACCTCGGAGTCGATGAGCGCGACCAGCACGTCCAGCGACAGCTTGGCGTGCGGGTACGAGACGGTGATGTTGGAGATCGTGGCGTCCGAGTCCAGCAGCCCGTTGTCGCCGCGGAGTTCCTTCACCTCCACGTCGCCGGAGATCTCCATGGCCTTGATGCCGGGCACGTCGATGCCCGCCCCGTACGACGGCGTGCCGCCCTCCGGGTCGGAGAGGAGCGGGAAGATCTTCGCGTCCTCCACGGCGTACAGCTTCGTCACTCGCGAGATAGGCATGACGGGTGTCCTTCCTGGTGCCGGGGTCCGGCCCTTACGTCAGAGGTGGTGTGTCGGGTACGGGGTCAGGGACGGTCGCCACCGGGCACCCCGGCAGCTCAGGGGGCGGGCCCGCGTCCTGCGGCACGATCAGCCCGTCCACGGCCCACCACGTCCGGCCCGGCTGGCCGTCCTCCAGGTGGACCACCACCGCGCCATGCGTGACCGCGACGTGCTCACCGATCAGAGCCACCAGCGCGCCCGGCCGGGCCGGCCAGTGGGGGCCGAGCTGCGCCAGGGCCTCGCCCCGCGACAGCTCCACGAACGTGACCCTCATCCGGGGATCACCTCCTCGCGCAGCAGCTCGCGGTGCACCTGCACGGTGATCGAGTGCCGGACGCGGTTGTCGGCGATCGGGATGCGGTCGATGTCGTCGACGCGGACGGCGGTGACCTTCGCCGGGTGGGCGGGCAGGCGGCAGCCGTGCAGTGCCGCGGCGATGGCCTCGGCGAGCCCGTACCGTTCGGTGACCTTCGTGGTCTGGCTGCCGGTCTTCACGCGGGCCTGCTGGACCAGGTCGACGGTGACGGTCTCCACGATGTTGATCTCGGCGTCCGGGTCGCCGAAGTCCCCGTTCCCGGCGCGGTCCAGTCCGGCGGGCATGCCTTCCTGCACGACGATGAACGGCGGAGCCTGCCCTTCGCGGGGCCCGTCCCGGAACACGGGCACGCCGAAGGCGAGGGATTCGAGGCGGGCCTTGATGGCGCCCGACGTGCTGGCGGCCATCAGCGCCTGCCGATCTGCGAGGCGTGCGCCCGCCAGAAGATCTCGGTCATCTCGATCGCCGGGCGCAGGAAGGGCTGCGCGCGGGTGCCGGGGTGGTTGACCTGCGCGACGGGGTGCGCGGCGCCCGGCCAGTACAGGGCCTGCTTGTACTTCGGCTTGATGACGTGCGGGGCGGTGCCGTACTCCACAGCCGCCGCGTAGTTGACGTTCGTGCCGATGACGTAGCCCACGTTCCGGCCGCCGCCCTCGGCCCGGGACACGATCGAGGAGCGCAGCCGACCGGTGTCGACCGGGGCCCGGCGGCGGGCCTCGTTCTGCACGTCGATGCGGGTCCGGTCCACCGCGCGCTTCACGTCGTCGGACATGCGGCCGAACCAGCGGCGCAGCCCACGCTCGTACGCCCGCGTGTTGATCCGCGTGGACACCTCGGCCCGCATCCGCGGCGTGACCCGGGCTCGTGCGCGCGCCATGTCACACACCCCCCAGCAGCGACGGGCCACGGTTCAAGTAGCCCACCAGCAGGGCGTCGACCTGCGTCGACCCGGTAGACGACGCGGCAGACGACGGGGCGTCGGCGTCGTCGTCACGGTCCTCGATGGCGACGTTGTTGCCCTCGTCATCCACCTGGAGGCCCGGGGCGCCAGCGGCGTCCGCGTCGGACGGGGCCGCCTTCGCCTGGAGGTCAGCGGCCAGCAGCGCGCACGCCTGCCCCACCAGCAACGGCACGGTGTCGTAGCCGAACTCGCCGAGCACCTTGACCTGCTCGGCGCCCCACCGCTCCCACAGGCCCAGCCAGCCGCCGTTGTACGACTCGGCGCCGACCACGAGGTCGTCGTAGCCGCCCCACGCGAGGTGCACGGCGTCGACCTGCCCGAGCACTGCCGAGGACGTGACCCGGTACGAGGACGGGGGGAGGGCGCTGCCGTCGTCCGGTTCCAGTACCGGCATGACCGCGGTGATTGTGCGGACGCGGCGCGGGAGGATGACCAGTCCGTCCGGCGCCACGTCCGCGACCACCACCAGGTCAGTTGGTTCGAAGCACTGCTGCGTGTAGGCGTCGATGCGCTCCCGGGCAGCCTCGATCCACGCGGCGACCACGGCGTCATCGCCGGTCACGCCCGCGTCTCGTGCGGCCTCGAGAGTGCAGTACGCCATGGGTCAGCCCTGCTCGCCCTCGGCGGGCTGCTCGGCGGCGTCCAGCTCGCGGCGGACGCCCTCGGTGACGGTCTGGCCCTTGGCGACGATCTGCCGGGCGTAGCCGCCCGGGTGGGTGTGGACGACGGGCCCGGTGGGCTCGCCGGTACCGGCGGCGTCCAGCGCGCGGAACGCGTCCTGCGGCGCGGTCTGGCCGACGGACCAGCCCTCACCGCCGGCGTACTCCTGCGTCCGGACGACTGCCGGGTTCGGCTGCTCGGGGGTCTGCTCGGGGTCGGGGCTCTTGCTGCGTGCGGCCATAACGGCTGCTCCTCACAAGGGGGGAAGGTGGGCGGGTGGGGGGCCGGGCGCGGCCGGGGGGCGGCCGCGCCCGCTATCTACGGAGCTGACTGCCAGACGTAGGAGCCGGAGAGGATCATGTGCACCCGCTCTGTCGCCTCTTCCCGGGTGGCAAAACCGGCGATGGACGACAGAGTTGAGCCCGTGTCACTGGCGAAGAGGACGGAGAACTTTCCGTCGCTCTGCTCCAGCACCGAAACCCGAGCTACGCGTGCGAGGTTCACCCAGGTGGCGAGACCGATCCGGATGTACGCCATCACGCCGCCGGTGCGAACGTGATCCGGACGAACGCGGCGGGCGTGTGCACCGCCACGTTCGCGCGGCGTTCGGCGAGGACCACGAGCGTGTTGCTCGTGAAGTAGTCCGCGTGGCTGTCGGTCATGAGGATCGTGATCCCCTGCCGCTCCCACAGCGTGGCGCCGGTGCGGAACCCGCCGAGCAGCGCGGTGCCCGCGGTCATCGCCACGGTGGTGACGACGGTCAGGCCCCACAGACGCGTCGGAGCGCCCGGGTCCGTGACGTTCGCGATGACCCGGAACTGGCCGTTGGCGTCCTCGTCCAGCTCGATGTCCTGCCAGTCCAGCGGGTTCATCACCACGGCGGTCGGCGGGTACAGCGCCAGCTCGCCCTGAGTCTTGGCCTTGCGGACGGTGATCAGCTTCGCCTGCGGATCCTCGCCCGCACCCGGGGCAGCAGGCTGGTACGAGCCGATGCCGGGCGTGGTGAGGATGCCCTGCATCTGCGTCGTGCCGTTACCGGTGAGGATCTCCCGGTCGAGCTTGTACTCCAGCCCGTACGTGAGGCGGCCGTTGATGTAGCCCATCAGCTGGCCGTTGTCGTCCGCGGCCTGCCGGGTGATGGGCACCCAGTGCGCAACGGTCTTCAGCGTCGTCGTGATCAGGTCGAAGGAGAACGGGCCGGACATCGGCTTGTCGCCGCCCTCGGCCACCACCGCAGCCTTGTTCCACGTGGACTGCGGGCCGGACGTGTCCCGCATGTACTCCAGCGTCGTCCCATCCGACGTCTGCCGGTCCAGCAGGTTCGCCACCAGCAGCGGGCAGTCCGGGTTCTGCGGGATGATCCCCGGCACCCGCGTGTTCTGCTGCGGCTGCGTGCCCGTGGTGACCGTGCCCGCCGGGGCGGCCCGGTGCTCGAAGGAGAACTTCCCGGCGTAGTTCCCGGCCCGGTAGTTCTCCAGGGCCTTCGACCGCACGAACGCCTCGGCCACGGTGACCGGGTGCTCGACACCGCGGTCGTCCGGCTGCATGCCCGGCTGGACGCGCGTGTCCGGGTCCGGGTCGCCGGCGGGGAGCTGTGCGGCCTTCAGCGCGCGCAGGCGGGCGTCGCGCTGGTTGGCCTGGTCGATCTTCGCGGCGATGTCGTCGGCGCGCTTCAGCAGCTCGTCGATGTCGCCGTCGTAGTCGGGGTCGGCGAGCAGCTTGGCGACCTCGTCGCGCTGCTCGGT